TTTATCAGGCGGCAGGGCGGCTATTTGGTGGGTGTATTTGTCTAAAAGAAGGGTGGTAATACGGTCGTGCTCTGATTTGGGTTTCCCTGATGTGGCTTTAAGTGTTTCGGCGCGGCACTTTCTGGCCGTTGACCGTAGCGCGTTCTCAGCTTCCGGCGTCATCGGTCACTCTTACGCCGGGTATTTTACCGGCAGCGATGGCATCATAAATAATTTGAGGGTCGTCATAATCGCCGATATTTAACTGCTTCATTGCCTTAATTGCGACTTCTTCTTTCCTGTCCTGAGCAGTAATTAGGCTAAAATCTCCGGCCTCCCCCGACGATGCAAGGTAACCAATATCCACCGTCGCCCCTTTCTTTCCGGAATAAACGACAATTCCTTTTTTATATTCAGAGCGCTCATCAACCCAAAATTTGATTTCTGCGCCAACTGGCGGAAAGCCTTCACCGTTCCATTCAATATTCATGATAATTTCCTCTGCTGTTCAGCGCGCACCATGCGCTCATGGTCTTCCCTGCAATCAGCACTGCAAAAGTGGCCGCTTTCGATCGCCTCCTCGCAGTAATGGCACTCGCCTGTAAATGCCATCTGCGGCCTCGCACGGTTCGCCAGCGCTACGGCAATCATCTGCTCCGAGCGCGCTGCGGCCTCGTCGATAGGATCTGCATACATAGGGATTTCTCCAGATAGGGGCAATAAAAAACCCCGCCGGGGCGAGGTTTACTTAATTTCGTTTTAAGGTCTCGTTTTGAATCGGTAGCATTCATCATCTTTGCCGACATAATAGAAATCAGCTTGACCCCATCCATCTACTATAAAAGTCACAACCTGCTTAAAGCCCGTTTCTGGAAAAAGCTGATCGCTAACTTTTCCTTTGAAAACTTTCAGGTCATGGGTATTCACAGGGCCATTTTTTAGCATTTCGGTTTGAGATGCCAGCTCGCCATCCATAGGGTGTTCGGGGGACTCAATCGTGCAGAGCCTAACGTTCATTTTTTCTCCTTTACTTGCCCGGGCCATTCCCAGTAAATCTTCCATCGACTCATCCCTGAAAAACTTTACCGCTATCGCCGAGCTTCGCCACACTCAAGCGCAACATTGGGACGCCGATCAAGAATCCGCGCTTTCATCTGCTCGCATGCTGCTCTGGTGGGGTAAATGGTTTCACTGGCTGGCGCATATTGGGGAAGGGATATGAGAAGGAGGACATAGCCGATTAGCATTAGTCACCCTCTACGCTGCCGCCCGCTTCGCGAATGGCTTCCTGATATTTGTAGTGCGCCTCGGTGCGGTCACAATCAGCCGGTAAATCAGGAATCTTAATCGCCTTGACCACCGGCGCACTGGCGTAGTGGCTCAGCACCTTTTCAATCCTGTCAGCCCATCCCGGAATGATGTGCTTTCCGCCATACTCATCAGCTTTAGGATTATAGGTACGTAGCTCCACCAGAATTCGCTTTAGCTCATCCGGCAACGCTGACGGCTGGGCGGCGGCGTAGACGTTGTGCTGCCCAACCGGCAACGGACGGCTCAACAAGAAATCGCATGAGCGGGTGCCGGGCCAAACTTCAACAACGCCCAACCACTGCTGATCCCCGGCATTACGAAGCGCGGCAGCGCGGTTCGCATGTCTCAGGCGATGGTCAGCGCCAACGAAATCCGGCGTGCAGATACGCCGCTGGGCCGGGCGAAAAAAATGGCGGCTCTGCTGGAGCGCGGCCACGACGAGAAAGACCTGTCATTGTTGTTTGGCCTGGGCGTCCAGACTGTGCGTGCAACACTGGCGCTGCTCGACTGCACTCAGGCGGTTCAGGATGCTATTGAAGCCGGTCAGGTGAACGTGACGCAGGCTCGTCAGCTTTCAACACTCTCCCCTGATGAACAGCGCGAAAAGGTCAAAGAACTTAACCAGGCAGGTGAAGCCGTCACCGGCCATGCCCGCGCCCGCCGTCAGCGCGAAGTGATGGGCAATGCCAGGTCACGCATCAAATCCCGCAAAGAAATCATTGCTGCACTCGACACGCAGGATTTCACGCTTTCCGGTGAGCTGACGTCAGCAACGCAGACGGATAACGGTGCCGTAACCAATCCGGTTTATTATTACAACTTCCTGCTGAGCAACATTAACGGATCTGGCGCGTCGTACATCACCACGGCCACCATCAACAACACGAAATTTGTGCTGAACGATAATGAAGCACTGGTCGTCGGCCCGTTCTTCTCGCCAGTACCATCGAGCCAGTTGTGGATTCACACGCAATCCGGCCTGGGCGGAAAAAGTGAATCAAACTGGAAAGTGACCATCTGGAAGGTGGACGACAACAACGTTCAGGTTCCGGGAACCAGCCAAAACTTTACTTACCGGCAGACAACGCCGCATGACTCTACAAGCGACACGTTTTACCGCACGGATAAGCTGACGCCAACTGGCGGCTACGGGCGCTACGCAGTGAGCTTTCAGCGCACAGATAACAGTGGTGACAACAGCCAGCTTAAAGTTGAGGCCATTCACGGAGTTAATATCAGGTCGAACGTGACCTATCCCGATGACACTCTGGTAAGGGTCACCGTCCGCCAGACGGAGAACGCTACCAGCGCGCGTGACCGTAAATATAACGCTCTTATCAACCGCCACGTCATCAGCTACAACATGACCACGCAGAAGGTGGATTATGCATTGCGCGCCTCACGAAAGTTTGCAGACATCGCGCTGCATAACTGGCTGGTTATCGGCGGCCAGGCGGAAAGCTCGATCGACATTTATAGCCTGTATCAGATTCAGGCAGAACTCGATGCTGTAGACAGTCGCCTTTCGTATTTCGATTACACGTTTGATGATGAAGATGTGTCGCTCGGCCAGCGCATGGAAACAATCTGTGATGCAGCAGGCGTCAGCGTGTACTTTGATGACAGCGTGCTCGCCTTCACGCTCGACAAGAAACGCACGCGGCCGGCAACCGTCTTCAACCGCTCCAACACTGTAGAGAGTGGTTACTCGCTGAGTTACGACATGACGCTCCCTGGAGGCTATGACGGCGTTGAGGTGCAGTATCGAAACCCGACAACTAACAAGCAGGCGTTTGTTCGGTACCGGGTACGAAACGGGAAGATTGAGAAGGGGCAACCAAATAAGGCAAAAAAATTTGAAATGCTTTATATCCGCGACGAATACCAGGCGGATTATCGCGCGCAGAAAGAAGCCCGTCGACTGATTTACTCGCGCATGAGCATGGCAATTACGGCGCTGGCGGATGGCGAATGGGTGAATGTGGGCGACATGGTGCAGATACCTGACACCTACGACACAAATCAGCAGGCTGGCTACATCGTCTCCCGCCAGAATAACGACTTTGAAACCAGTGAGCGCATCAACTTCAGCGGCTCAATGTTCGTGATGGTCACTGACAGCCTGGGCAACACTACGGCGCGTTATCCGGCTACTAAGCGCAGTGATACCGACTTCGGATTCACCGCAGCAATACCTGCCATTGAGCTGAATATCTTTGATGGCTATGAGGTGCAGTCCCCATCGAGGTATGTGATCGCAACAACAGAGGAGCTGGACGCAACGCGCTGGATTATCAGCGAGAAGCAACCTGGTAGTGATGGAACAACAGCTTTAACCCTCGCTGAATACAGTGATCTGATTTACCCCTGACAGCAACCAATCCAACACCAAGCCAGCCCTAGCGCTGGCTTTTTTAATGGAATAACTATGGCTACGCAACCTACCAACAATGCAGTCCCATCTGAATCACCACGCGACCTGAAGTTCAACGCCGGTAAAATTGATGAGTACGTAACATCTTTAACTACGCAATATATCGACCGATTCGGCCGTGCGCATTACACCATTGAGGGGTTGCGCAAATGGGCTCAGGAGGCGATCTCATCTTTTGGCTATATCACAATGGACTCCTTCCAGGACGGCGCTAAGTTAACCTTACCCAATCAGGTGTTACGGGATGAGGCTACTGGCGAGTATTACCGCTGGGATGGCGACTTTCCTAAAGAAGTGCCCGCAGGTTCCACCCCTGACAGTTCTGGTGGAGTTGATTTTGGCGCATGGGTGAGTGTAGGTGATGCGGCATTGCGTGCATTACTGGCATCAAAAGAGGGTTACTCACTTATTGGCGAGCTCCAGTCTGTAGCTGATTTTTATGGCATGACCGGAGCAAATGGAAAAAAAGTACATCTTAAGGGATGGTATTCATCTACTACCTATGGTGAAGGTACTTTTTATTTCGATCCCACTGTTCCAAAACCAAACCACGATGGTGGGATTTGTATTAGCCCCACGGTTCCCTATTCAACTCCAGATGAATTTATAAGTGGTATAGGTGAAACTGATGCATCCGGGAACGGAGTATGGATCAGGGCTGGAGTTATCTCCGAATTAAGGGGGGAGTGGTACGGAATGCTAAATGGCGTTGACGTTACTGTAATGTCTAATAAAATGGCACAAACAGCCGGAAAGTTTGCATTAGGTTTAGTTTGGCCGACTGGTAATATGAAGCTGACAGGCCCTGTAACTATATCCTGTGATAACAGCGCTACCGGATTAGTGACATATATACGCGGTGCGGGTAAAAGAGGAACTGTTTTCACCGTGGATGTAAATTATGTTAAAACTTTTGCCATAACTGTAATTGGGTCAATTGGTAGTTCAAATGCTGTTCATGACATGGTGACAATAAAAGGAATTAAATTTAAAGGTACGGGTAGTAAAGCGGCAGGAACAGCTTATACAGGAACAGCATTATATCTGCAAAATATTCTCGGTTATCACTTAGAAGATGTTAATACTGAAAACTTAAACCGTGGTCTGGTTGTTCAAAACAGCCTGTATGGCTGTGCTGTTTCTTGCAGATTCCAAAGTGGAGGCGAATGTGTACTTTTAAGACGTAATAGTCTTACTACAGGTGTTAACGCAATGCATTTCATTCGTTGTGATTTCAACGATAATGCCCTTTATTGCGTAAATGCCTCAGAATCTCATTCTGTCATGTTTACACAATGTACCTTTGAAGGAAACGGAGGTAAGACAGATGCATCTGGTGCGGTGATTGCGGGTGTTTGTTGCGTACAAATGGCTGCTGTTGGCGGGGCGGGCGGTGTAGGTGCAGTTTTTGACTCCTGCTATTTTGAATCAAACGCGATAATGGATATTAAACATGTCGTATCAAGCAACACTAACCAGACGCTTACTATCCGCAATTGTATTTTCAATAAAACACGTAATGATATGACCGCAGGGCGTGTACAGATGATAAGAAGTTCTGGCGGAAACGGAAAATCCACTTTGGAAATGACTGGCAACCGATTCCTTTCTGGCACCAACAACGCAGATGCAACTTACCCTGATGTTGAAATAACCGGATTCCAGTCATTGGGATATGGTAAAGCTGAATTTTTGGATCTAAATAATGTATTTACAGCAAATAATCAGGTGGTAAAAGATGCTTATGTCACGTGGAAGAAAGCTAACGATGATGGTTTTGTATGTCGCGGGCTTTCATCAGGAGGATTCACGGCGGCATTATCAAGAAACATCCTTTCTTCCACTCGTAGCGGTACAGGCACGTATCGGATCATAACAAACCAACTCACCTCATTGTTTGATTATCAGGTGACGCTTGATAACCTTGGATTTGCAATTATTGATACGTCAGAAAATAATGAAGCTTTTACTATTAAAACATACAATGGTAGTGGTGCCCTGGCTGATGTTGGCTTTCGGGTAAGGGGTAAGCTCATTTAGGGGGCCGAGCTCCCTTCATTATTTCTCGCAAATATCTTTAAAATGGAACAGGAGCGTTCCATTCTTTCTTACAAGCGTATAACTTCCGTTAAACTTCGTGAGCAATAGCCTATTGCATATGTTTCAAAGTCTTTTTTGACGTGTATGTGTATTACCATAGGCGTAGATCGTCAAATATGAATACAGAAAGAATAATCCCGCCACTGCTAAACTGCGACTAGCCGATGCGTGACTCAAGGTTACTTGAGCAGGCGACACACACCTGAGCCGTGTTCAACTATACAAAAAGCCAGTTGCCGCTCCGATCTCATCAAGCTACTGTATATAAAAACAGTAATAACGGAGGGCTACACACATGGCACGCAGATACGAGGTTCACAGCGCATTTACAGACAGCATCCGGGTAGACAGTCGCGGGCGGCAGACAGTATCCACTGTTGATTTTGTGCGCACGCTTGCTGCATACAATCACGACTGGTCGCTGCGCGAGGCCAATGTCTGGATTGAGCACTATCAGTCGATGTTTCGTGACATTTCGACCGAGGAAGGGGAGCGCCGGACGTTTTTCCTGACAAACATGGGCTACGTGGCTCCGGGAGGCTGATATGGGATTTCCATCACCGGCACAGGACTATGTTGAGTCCCGCATCGACCTGAACACCCTGTTCATTCCCCGTCCGTCAGCAACCAGCCTGTTCGATTTTGACGGCATTATGCACCTGATAGACGCATCTGAGCGGCCACGCGACGGCGACGTGCTGGCGTATGAGCTGTTCGGCGAGGTGGGCATAGGCAAACTCATGGGCCGCGCTATCGTGACACGTGATGGCGATGCTATCGAAGGGGGTGCGCTTGATGACGTAATCATCCTCGGCAGAGTGACGCTGATGATCCAGAAGCTTTGGGACGATGACAGGCCGATAATTTAA